ATAGGATCTATAAACCTTTTCCCTGGAATACCAAGCACCATCTCCTCATCATTAAGTGGACGAAAGTCTTCACTTCGCACATGCTGAACCATCAGTGGAATAAGAGGTTCCAACCAATCTTTCCGTGCTCTTTCGAGTTTGGAAGGAAGAAACATATCAGAAGGGTTTGCTATGTGTACTAGAGTTGCATTGAATCCTTTCCAGTTTGGAATACATGGAGGAGGACCCCATTTATTTGGAACACCACATTCCTCAGTTACGATCTCTGAGATAATAGAAGTTTGGACATTACTACGCATTTGACTACGCAATTTAGTACTACCCAGAACTTCTACATAATTGGAAGCATTAAGTTTTGACGCCATACAGTGTGGATGAACTTCAGTTTTGTCAATGAGTTTAACACCATACTGTTCCTTGGGAATGTCGACTGCATTTGCTGATAGAATAACACCAGGAATTTTGTCCAATGAATCAATCAAATGTTGTGCTTCACTCTGTGTTACAGTTTGCATCACTCCAGTGTTAGTAGAAGTATCACCACCGATATGGAAACCTACAATTGCTGGGCTTTTAGCTTGCAAAATAAGCATACCCATGCAAGCTCCATTTTGCGCAAGGCGAGTTTTGTAAGTTCCTCCATAAAAATCAGCATTCCTATGACCAACTGCTCCATGCGTTACAGCCACTTTATCTTGGAGAAATTCTCCCTCCTTGCGTACAATAATATTGCATTGGGATATTCCTTTCGGTTTAGACAAAGGTAGCATGTACACGCGATTCTTAAGGTCGGGGCAATTTGGCACATATACGCTTACCAAATCATGCTTGTCGCTCACTACACTTGAACTGAGTTCACACTTGAATTTGAACGTATCTCCGGCTTTGTTCTCACCTCTGTGTACAGTAACTGTAAGGTAACTAGAAGCTATTCTTTTAGGATCAAATCCAGGATAAAACACATGCTTTGGAAAGAAAGCAACGCTTTTACGTGGGAAGAAAATATTACATCGAGACGTTGTTCCATCATCTCGCTGAAATTCAGCCCAAAACAAATTATTCTTTCTAAAACATTCAGTTAATTGTTGTGGCGTTGAATGTTTCATAACAGGAGAAGTTTGAACTGTTGCACTTAGTCTTTTCATCATAAAACCAAACCAAGAAGGTTGACCATCAACATCAGTAATACCAGCAGGAGTGAGACTTTCCTTGGCTGCAATACGTTGGGTATTCCACATTTGAAATAGTTTTAAACCAACGATAAGAGTTGTGGCCGCAAAAGCTCCTTTGAGTACTGTACTGTCTCTTACCGATTTGGCGAAGACAGGCAGTGCATCACGCCGGGAAACGTACTCACTTTCATAGTATTGAATACGGGCACGATAATTGGACCAGTAGAACATACCAAGCCCCCATTGCGTGCCTAAACATAGAGCAAAGCTACCTATTGAGCGCTTAGCAAGACATACACCCAACATTCCGGTACCAATAATAGTAAAGAAACGTGATTGACGGCGAAGATCATATGCCGCTGCACTTCTTTGCCACATTGTTACTGAACGCTGGAAAAGAGATGTTTTAAATAACCATTCAGGCGTAATGGAAACGAGAAAAGGTGTTGCAGTACCGTTAATAACATGTGTCATCTCTTTTTGCAATTGGTGTGTTGCCATTTTTCGCACGGGTGAATACCCTAAAAGAGAATTTAAAAAATTGACAGGTGCTAACCATCCGTCAATATATTTCTTAACAGATCGGTAGGCAGATGAAACTAATGCATCGGCAATTGCTTCCATACCCTGTTCTTTAATCTCACATTTACACAATTCTTCTGGTCGATAACATTCATCACACATCTTGGCATCATCAAACTCTTTTGATCTCTTCATGAGATTGTCTTGTTTCTCATGATGTTTCTTCGAAAGTGCAATAACTACGTCTAGATATTGACATAAATTCAAACACCTACATCTGAGTTTAGTGCCATCTAAAAGTACGACAGTTAAAATTCGCATACGATAGTCATCCTTCCCTTCCTTTGTTTGGAAAACATGACACTCGTAAATATCAATCTCCCACACATCGTGTGTGAGTTTACAATCAACTAAGTCAGGATGGTCAGTATTAAGAGAAACTGAACCTTCCTTTCGGTACTCTTCTTTAATCTGTGGGCGTACATGGAAAAAACGACGAAGTGATGCCTCAGGTTTGTCAGAATACTGACGAATATTGTAATCTGCAAAATTTGAGGTTATTATCCCCACCTTAAAGGCAATGAATACAATACCTTTAGCATTGAGTTCCGCTTTAACTGCTTGTGCAGCCATATTATTAAAAAATTTAATAATGATATTTGATGGTGAAACAGGGGCAAATTGTGATTTGCCATTACCTACATCATCAATATACATCCCAAGACAGTCAGATGTATAGTTGGAATCAAAAGCATCATACATATCCTTAGTGATAATACGACGCGTATCAGTATCATATCCCATTGCATGCAGTGACGTTTTCATCGTCAATTTGCTGAGGGTAGATTTTCCAACTCCCGATGAACCAGAGATCCCCCAACCAATTGGTGCCTCTCGCAATGCTGTATTACGATGTTTAGCAACCACTTTGTGTTTAACACTTACAAGTTCACCATAGCGCTTTTGTAACCAAAGGGCAGTTGGGCCCTTGTCACATGCTTGTTTCAATTCACAAACTCGACGAAGTACTTTGTCTAATTTATGTTCGAAATCATTGATGCAACCTAAATTTCCAGCAATAGCCTGTTCGGCATTAGCAAGAACATAATCGCATTCATCATTAAACTCCTTGGTAACATTGTCAGCATATAACAATGGTGTAAGTGATTTTTCTTTAAACACCCGATAGCCAGTTTCTGCCATCCATGTAAATGTACGAATGGCAGCATCTATTACATCTACTGCCTTGAGCTGCTCCTTAGCAGCCTCAATAGCAATCAACTTTAAGCCAAATGGTGACCATTCAATCTGTTTAATAGAACAAACGGAAAGAGACATAGCGGCAGAAATTAAATAAGAAATCTTAATAAAGATAGTGTTGGTCTTGAAAAGATCCCATTTCTGCAAAACTTCCGTAGAGGTCATGGCTTGAGGTGTGATATCCTCCTCTTTAGGCATTCGAGTTATTTCATCAATGATGCTTAGAATTTGTCGGATAACCGACTTCTTGGTATTCATTTTAATGTATGCTATAACAGCAACAAAAACATCAGTGAATGATTTAGCTCGAGAAACTTGGTATGCCATAACGACCAAATTCTCGAGGTGAGAAACCCACTCTGAAACATCATCATCAGTTGAGCCGCTAGTTAAATCTTGAATAGATTTTAACAACTTTGAAAGAACACCATGTTCTTCCCCATCAAGATCAGTTTTTTCCTGAGGTGGTGTTGCCATTGCCTCACGCACCAAATCATTTCGTTCTTGGGACGATCCTGGTGGTGGTTTCTCAACAGAGTCTGTTTCATCCTTGAGCTGTTGATCTAAACTCGGAGTGGTAACTTCGTCTCCAGGCATCTTCCATCCATAGTCACCAAAAGAGTTTAGGGGATTATTAGTAGGAGGATGGTTTTCAAACATGTCCTCCAATCCGTGGGGTGAAATGCTATTATATGCTTTTCTGGCAGCAATTTTTGCATTTCGTTTTCGAACCCGAATGTTGGCAGCGATTCGACGCAATTCCTTAGCATTATAGCGCTTAGAATTGCCTTTCTTTTCATATTTCTGACGATTTGCCAATTTGGTGTCAGTAAAATTTTGAGACTGTTCTTCAAAATAAATAAAGAATTCAGCCATTGTAATATTATTGTTGTTTGTAGCAGCAAAAAATATATAGTATGTTAACTTGCCAATCAACATACGGGAAGATCGTATTTGAAATTGCGTACCTTTACTCGCATGAGCTGGTACTCCGGTCATCTTCCACAATTATAGCGTAGTTTTTAACTATAACTAACCGAATAGTGCCTTATTTGTCTCTCGACTATGCCCGGCACGGCATATATACATCTGCGACTGGTAGCGAGCTTCTCAGGGCTCTTTTATCACTACACGATATCATCAGACTTCATTCACCATAAAACGTTAAATTCCACAATTTAAATCAAAAATAGGACTTATTATTATTTGCCTACTTTACAATTAAAATTCATTAGGTCGTATTATGATCTTAAATGTACCAAATTTCCCGGTAAACCGGATTTGTAAATACACAGATCAGTGAATCTAACTAACTTCATCAAAAAGTTTTTGAAGAAAATTGAAGAAATAAGGTTTTTGATAGCTGAATAACAGCTTGAATTGGACAAAAAGTGTTGCGTATGTCCATTGTATTTACATCAAATGTACGCAAATTACTATGTACTTAAATGACGGTTTGTTTAACCACTTTACTGTGGGTGTATCATGATTGAGATTTTTTACTCCTTCCGGAGAGGTGTTCTCGAAAATCACCCGTTAAATATTACTAAATATGTCTCAGCAGTGTACTAGTTTGCAATAACTAGTAAACTAATCAACACAAATAATACAATGCTACCTATACGTCTTTCGACG